TCTGCCGCCAGTGATGCCCAGCAGGGCGTACCAACAGCAGATGGCATACGATCTGCCACAGAAATACAGCGATTAACGCAGCTTGGCTCACAAAGGCTGGGGGTTATTGCCCGTATTATGTCTTCGACAACAGTACGCCCCTTGGTCCGTATGATGGTGAGTAACTTGCAAGACGCGCTCGACTATGAGGGTTCGCTTCGGATCATGGGTACGGACAGCCCCGGTGAACTGTCCAGTATGATTAAAGATGACTACGTTGATTTCGACATATCCATGCTGCAAGGGGACGTAGACTACCTCATAGTCGATGGAACTCTCCCGATAGAACCCACCCGCTCTGCTGAGACTTGGATGAACATGCTCCAAGTGATGAACCAGACTGGGTTAAACATGGAATACAAGATGGGCAAGATAGCTGAAGAGGCTGTCCGATCTATGGGCGTGTCTGACTTAGACCAGTTTAAGATTAGTGAAAAAGAAGCGGCTCAAGGCATGACCCCTTCTCAAGAGATGATGCAGATGGAGCGTATGCGCGGAGCCAGCGTAATGCCTGCCGACCAGATGCAGCAAGAAATCCAAGCTGGCAATCTCAAGCGCCAAGGAGAGTAAGATGACTAAACCAACAGCCGCCAGCATTGAAGCCTCAACCAAGCTCACAGGCTTGCAACGTCAGTACATCAAGGCAGTCGCAGAGGAAGCAGCTAGGGCTGCTGTCGCAACGGTGCGCGACGACCTTATCAAACTTTTCAATATGAACGACCAGTACAATCAAATCGACTTAAACAGTCGCCTCTCGCACTTAGAGGGCCGCTACAAAGAAGACGACAAGTTTGCTCTGACAAAACCCAAACTCATAAATTTAATGAAAAAGTTGGGGATGGAAGAGTGAGGACGACTTGTCGCCTTAACCCAATTAAAATGCGCTTAGACATAGGTAAGATATAACATGGCGTTTACGAAACCAACCGGCGAACAGATCAGCTTCCGCTCCTCCAAGACTGGAACCCACAATCTCGACACCTACCTAGAGGCTTGCGAGAAAGGCACTGTTTCGCTTCCTGCAATGCTGGACGAGCTATTTGGCTCAACAGGAGAACTGAACCCTAACGCGATTGGGTTCCGCGTCTCTACCAGTTCTGGCACTCCAATCTTTCAGGCTCGCTTTGGCACTTTCACCGACGCTACGTCTGGCTGGTTTAATACTGACCAGAGCTTTTTTCATTGGCGTGGAGACTACGCGGCTAGCACAGCCTACAAGTTGCTCGACATGGTTCGCCTTCCGACGAACGAAAGCATTTATATTTGCACCGTCGCGCATACGTCGACTGGCACGCTCGACACCAGCAAGTTCCAAGAGTTCTTTGACGGAGCAAACGTCACCGCAGTTGTCGGCTCTCTCTCAAACATCAACTCGGTGGCGGCAAATCAAACCAATATTAACTCGCTCGCTACGGCTCTTGGCACTATCACCACATACGCGGTAACGGTGGCCTCTGTAGGGGGCAGCAACAAGTATCACCTTGATGGGACGACGGCTCCAACGCTTAGTTTTTTCCGTGGCAACACCTACACTTTTGATCTGTCTGACAGTTCCAACGCGGGGCATCCATTAGCTTTCAAAGACGGCAGCGGCAACAACTATACGACTGGGGTTGTAACAAGCGGCACGCCCGGTTCCAGTGGTGCGACTGTTACGCTCACAGTGGCGTCCAATGCGCCCTCTTCTTTGAGTTACTACTGCACGGTCCACGGCGTAGGCATGGGCAATACGATTACGGTTTCGTCTAGTAACTTGAGCACAGTTGCCTCGAATATATCAGGTGTAAACACGGTTTCGACGAACATTTCCGCTGTTAATACAGTCGCTGGCGTTGCCTCGACTATGTCGGCGGCGGCATCCAATGCGGCAGCCGCAGCAAATTCGGCAGCCGCTGCTGCAAACTCTGCCAGCGCAGCGGCCACAGCCTTCGACACATTCGATGACCGCTACCTCGGCTCTAAGTCTTCCGAACCTTCCACGGACAACGACGGAAACGCGCTAGTCTCAGGCGCTCTGTTTTTCGATAGCAGTGCGAACGCAATGAAAGTCTACGACGGCTCAAGCTGGATCACTGCGACCAGTGCAGGGGCGTCCAGTCTGATCGACTACGAGTATACGGCCACCGCAGGCCAGACTACATTTACTGGTGCAGACAACAACTCGGCCACGTTGACTTACACGGTTGGCAACATAATCGTCAGCTTGAACGGCGTCATCCTAGACAACGGCTCAGACTACACAGCCACGACTGGCTCGTCGATTGTCTTGGCGTCAGCCGCTGCTTCTGGCGACCATCTTGCCGTAGTCGCGTTCAAGTCGTTCTCAGTAAGCGACACAGTCTCAGCATCGGCAGGCGGGACGTTTGGCGGCGGCGTAACTGTAAACGGAACATTGACTGCAACGGAACTGGGTTTAAACATAAATAGTTCCCGAAAACTTAAAGGGCAAATTGCTACATCTGGGTCAGGTTTCAACGCGATAACAAGCGTTGAGCCAACTGCTTCAAATCTTCGTGGAATTGAAATCGAAGGCCAAGAAATTAACCTTAGTACAAATCCTTACAATCAAACCTCTGCTGCAACTCGTTTTAACATTGGTTCCGCTGGTCAGCTTGGTGTTGGTGGTGCAAACTACGGCACAAGCGGTCAGGTTTTAACTTCTGGAGGCTCTGGTGCTGCGCCTAGCTGGGTAGAAGCATCAGGCGGCGGCGAACAGACGTTTACAGCAACAGGTGCAATTACAGCGGGTCAACCCGTAGGGCTTAATCCTAACGGCACTATTAGCGCGGTTAGCCCAAATCAAAGTGGTTTATTAAATGGCGGCTCATCAAACATGGCTGCTATGCCTCGCATGGACTATGACACTGCCGCAAATAAATTAATTATTTGTTCGCGAGGTCCGGGTAGCGGGTACTCGTCATATGTGGAAGTTGTTACACCAGCGGCAAATTTAACCGCATCCTTCGGAACGCCTGTATTGTCGCGGTCAGCAAACACGCGGGAAGCAACCCCTGCTTTTGACCCCGCTACGGGCAGAACAAATATTCTGTTTGTTGCAGAATACTCCAATTACCAATGGCTGTACGCTGTTAGTGGCATTGTCAGTGGGACTTCAATGACTTTCGGTTCATTGGCAACTGGAACCTACAACGCCAATGGCGACGTAATGAATCCCGTGATGATAAACGCCGGTGCTAACAAGTCGGTAGTTGTGGCTCGGCAATACGCAAGTGGTAATTATCAAAGTCATGTATATGTGCTGACAACAAGCGGAACGTCTATCAGTTTCAATAGTCCTGACCTTCTTGATGCTGGCATAGATACAGCTCACCGTCATGGTGCTGTCTATGATAGCAATGCTGGTAAGGTTGTTTTCTTTTACCAACATCCCACTTATGCCAGCTATGCTAAAGTTGGAACAATAAGCGGAACGTCTATTAGTTTTGGTTCAAGAGCTACAACATCTTCAAGCACCTTTAGAACAGGAAATAGCCAATATTACCCGTGTTTTGATACAAACAGTAATAAGATTGTTCTGGCGACACCTAACGCTCTTAACAATAAACCCACTGTAATAGTGGGTACAGTAAGCGGCACAAACGTAAGTTTTGGCACACCTGTTATTATAAACGAAGCTGCTGCTGATGCTAGTAATATGTATGCAGCTTTTGATAGCAGCACTAACACCGTATTAATATCTTATTATGTTTCATCAGGTGATCCGGGGTATTGGCTTCAACGAGTTAAAGTCAACGGTACATCCGTTGATGTAGGTGCTAAAATTTCTCTATCTCCAAACTCTGTAGTCGGGCCAGTACGCTATGCCGATGACATAGATAGAATGATTGTACTTAAGACAAGTAGTGGTGGATCGATAACTTTAACTAACCCAAGTGCCCCCGCGTATGTAGGGCTTGCCAAAGAAAACATTTCCAACGGTGCAACCGGAAAAGTTACTGTTATCGGTGGTATAAACGAAAGTCAGTCAAACCTAATTTCGGGATTTCCATACGGTCTTGCTCCGACAAGCACAGCAATTTCTGTTGGGCCTTCCAATAAAATTGGCACAGCTTTATCGGCTACGAAAATTTATCTATCGGAGGGGTCAATTTAATGACACGAGCAAGAACAGCAGCAACGAATAGCCACCTTGCAACCTACGTTCATCCGACAGGTGCTGGTCACAATCACATTCCGACCGGCGGCGCAGCAGAACAAGTGCTGACCTATGCCAGCGCGGGAACAGCGCAATGGGCTGATTTAAACGCTGGATTTCTGTCGGATGTTATAAACGTAACCACCAGCGGTGAAACAGTTTTAACAGCTAGTCAATCTGGCTCTTTGGTAAATGTAACAAATAGCGGTGCAATAATTAAACTGCCCACGGCAGCGGCTGGTATTTATTTTGGTATTATAAACACTACCGCATCTGAAATCGTTGTTAGAGCAACGGGTGGCGGTGTATTCGGCAATGGCGTATTAATGCCCGTTCCATTATCTAAGGCTACGGGATTGGGATTATATATAGGTGTTGACAGCACACATTGGGCATTAAACTACGACACATCCAGCGCAAATGCGGTTCATAGATTTAACAACCCGCAAACTTACTCAAATCAATCAGGCTATTCCGCTACATTTACAACAAGCGCAGCGGCTACGGGCCTTCTGCTTCTTTTACACTCAGGTAAAAACTACGCTGGTTATGGAACTGGTGGTGTTGGATACTCAAACTCGCCTCAAGGTGGGATTGGTTATGGCGAGAAACTAATCACAGGATCACTGCCATCTACGCTGACCATTGCTGGTGATTATCTTCAGGCGTCAAGCGCAGCTAATAACCCCAATTCGGCAAGCCGTTTGACCGTGCAAGGCACAGGCGTGGATATATACACGCAGCGAGGAACTGGTGGTTATTACCAAACGTATAGCGGCAGCGGAGATTTTACTGGCGGAACGGTTGTTGGTTGCGATTTTGCGGCTGCTGGTGGACAAGGCCGTGCCAACAGTAATGTAGGATATAATAACAGCTCTGGCATAGCTATTGGCGGTGCGGGGGCTGGTTCACCCGCAGGAACAGGCGGCAGACCCGCATCTTCAAACGGCACAACAAGCACATTTAAACTGGATAATGGCACACAGTGGTCGGGTTCCCCCTCTGGTATAGGGGCTAGACACGCTGGCGGTTCTGGCGGCAACGACGGGACAACCACTGCGGGTGGTGCATCTGCAACAAGAGACAGTAGTTCAATCTCCATGATACCGTATGTTGGCAAAGAATTTTATTGTCCAGAGGGGGGAATAAACAACAAGCCCACGGCAGAAGGCTATGATAGCGGTCAAATCTTTTCTGGTATGGGTTCTCAAAAAGGACCAACTGGCAGCAATTTTGGAAATACGCCAAGCGATCTAATATATATATTTGGCGCAGGAAATTGGCCTCTTTTCACAGGACAACCAACTGGTGCAGAAGGTGGTGGGCCGTGGGGGAATTGGAGCGCAACCCCCGCACAATGTGTAATCATAGAATTAAAAGGATAGTCCATGTCATATGACACTGAAGTTTTGCGTATGTATGACGCTGGCCGAGAAAACATGACAGACGTTTCTGTTGGCGAAGTAGTTCAAAAATTACTTCAAGCGACAGATTACATGGGCCTTTCGGACACACCAGCTATGACTAGCGAGTGGGCCGCTTACCGAGCTACCTTGCGAGGTCTTAAAAACTCCGAAAATTGGCCTGTTGTTGATCTACATGAATGGCCCCAGCGTCCAACAGGGGGTGAACGATGAAACTTATATCGCCCGAATTGATGTACAAGATTAAACAAGTCAGTGCGGAATTAGAGCATTCCAAAAAGTACGTTGAAAGAACTGGCTTTAACAGCCCAGAGTTTGTCCAAGCATCTAGGGATATGGTCAACGTAACTTCTTGGGTTCAGCAAATGTGTAACGGAAAATGAAGGAAATTAAAATATGGGTAAGACAATACTGGGCGTAAAACAGCTTGGGAAGAAGACCCAGACTGGCCCTATGCAACACAAGGACTGCCCTTGCACTAGAGGTAAGTAATGGCTGTTGTAAAGACATACAGATTGACCAAAGCAGAAATAAACACCTTGCTTCAGCAAGCGGCCCAAGAGGGTGCGAAAGAAGCTCTATGCCGCATTGGTCTGTCTGACGAAACAGCCGCTAACGACGTGCGCGACTTACGCCAGCTTATAGACGGTTGGCGCGACATCAAATCAACAGCCCTCAAGACAGTCGTTCGTTGGTGCATCGTCGCCATACTCGGCGTTCTGTCTGTTGGCGCATATGTGACGTTAAGCAAATGACACCCAAGCAAAAACAAGTTGCAGTAGACAGCTTGCTCAAGTCGAAAGGCTGGCAAGTCATCAAAGACGAGATGGAAAAGTCCATACTCCAAGCCGCATATCAACTATGTGATGGCCCCGCCATGCCCATAGAAGAGGTGCATTTTCGTCGCGGTTCCATGTGGGCCGCGAGGAAGTTTGTCGATCTCCCCGACGTAGTCAGCCAAGTCTTGAACAACGACATCTTGATGGACGCTGCAAACAGAGGCGAGCTTAAACAGGACGCTACGGCTTCCACATTATAATCCCGCTACGGCTGGAAAAGGAAAAAGAACATGGCAGAAGCAGACGACCAAATGATTGCACAGCTTGCAGCACAGCAGCTAGGTGCAGCACCAGCCGCAGATGGGCAACCCGCTCCTGTACCAGCAGGGCCACCACCAGACGCGCCACCTACCGACAATGAGAAAGCCCAAGAGATAGCTGGCCCAGAAACGGAAGCAGACAAGTCTCAAGAGGAAGCATTTATTCAAGTTGATATGGGTGATGGCCGCAAGCAAACACTCTCGGCTTCTCAAATTGCAGGCATGTCTAACAGGTACAAGACACTCAATCACGACAACGCTATGCGTATTAAGCCGATGGAAAAGGTTTTGCAGTTAGTAGAAGGGGTTATGCAAAACGCCAAGCAAAACGGCCACAACGTTAGTGGTGACGACATGGCTCAATTCCTTCAAGCGTCGATGGAAGCCTACACTAAGAACCCAACGATGGGCGACCAGCGCGACCCAACACCTGATCGTCCAGATGGAAACGTATCGGCTCAACAATTAGAGGACGATATTTCTGCGTGGGAGCGGGAGAACTCGGTAGAACTGCCACCCATGTACCGACAGGGCATGGCAATCATTCAACAGCTTCAAGGCGAAAATGCTCAAATGAAGCAAATGATGCAAGGCATGTTGCAAGAAGCAAACGGCGTAAACCAAGAAGCTGGCCAAGCATTGGCGCAAGCGGAAACTCAACGCAATAGTGCTTACAGACAAAAAGCTGCAAACAACTTGAACCAAATGCAGCAAGCTCTCAAGCTGCCAGACGAAGCGCAAGAAGACTTTTTTAACTTTGCCTATGGCCGTGGCTACAATGAAGACGACTTCATTGATCCAGAGCTTACAATGAAAATTGGCCAAGACTTTGCCGCAAACCGTGATGCTCCTGAGATGGCAAGACTAAGGGAAATGAACCAACGACGCCAAGCGTTCACAGGTTCGGTTAATCCAATGCCGTCTGGCGGGGCTGCTACTGCTGCCGCTCCTAGTCCTGACCAGCAATTTATGGACGCAATGACTGCCAAGGCAATGGAAAAGCGCGGCCTCGCGTAAAAATATTAAGGGGGGGGACGACAGCCCCCCTTTTTTTTGCTTTAATGCACGAGACAGACAAAGTTTGCGCTACGGCCCGAACGTCTGACAGACATAGGTACGACAAGTCTTAGTCGCTGAAGCCGCGAGACTAGCTGCCCCACCCCACAAACCTATTTACAGGAGCTATAGCCATGACTGCTATACAAGGACTACGCGGGACAGGCCAGTTTACGACTGACTTCCGTCCCACTAACTACCGCGAATTATTTACGCTTCTTGAACCAAATGGCAGCGCACCCCTACAGGCATTGCTGTCGATGACAGGTTCAGAAAGTACGGATGACCCCAAGTACAACCACTTCAGAGACGAGCTGCCTGACCGCAAGCTGCAAATCAACGGTGCTGTAGCATCGACTTCGACTGCGTCTATTACTGTAGATGCTGCCGACGACCAGCAGTTTGTCGTGCCGGGAACCATTATCGTAAACGTTGATACTGGCGAAGTCATGCGTGCAACCGCTGCTCCAAGCAGCAACGCCATCGCAGTCGAGCGAAACATTGGCGGCACGACGCACCAAATTGCTGATGATGCTAACCTAATCATCGGTGGGTTTGCAGATACTGAAGGTGGCTCAGCCCCGACAGCTATCTCATTCGACCCAACTTTGGACTTTAACTTCACCCAAATCTTCAAAAACTCCATCCAAGTCACAGGCACTTTGCAGAACACTTATCTGCGTACTGGCGACAAGGAACAGGAGCAGCTTACCAAAGCATTGAAGATGCACATGGGCGATATTGAAAGAGCCATGTTTTTTGGGAAGCGTGCTGAAGTCAACGGGTCCACTGCGTCACCACTTCGTTTTACAGGCGGGTTGCGTAACAGCATCACAACTGTAACTGATGGCGCAAGCTACGGTGCAACAACCAACGTAATTACAGAGAAAGAATTTGATCGCCTTCTGATCGAAAACATCTTTGCTTACGGTGGCAATGAGAAGGTCGCGTTCTGTGGCGCTCGCGTAATTTCCAATCTCATGGAGATTGGCAAGAACCGCTGGCAACCAACTCAGATCGACAACGCTTACGGCGTAAGTCTGTCACGGTACACCACATACGCTGGTGACTTGCTGGTCTACATGCACCCCATGTTCCGTCAAGTCCCAACAATGGATAAGGAAATGATTATCCTCGACATGAGCGAGCTGAAGTATCGCTACATGCAGGGGCGTGATACGCAGCTTATCCGCGACGTACAAGCACCAGACTTCGACGGTGTGAAGCATATGTATATGACCGAGTGTGGCTTGGAAATGCTTCAGTCAAAAGTACATCACCGCATTAAGAACTGGACTGCTGTCACCTAAGAAGTGAGGACGAACCAGTTTCAAAAACCTTGTAGGATGGGGCTGTAAGAAATTGCAGCCCCTTTCTCTTGGAGACAACATGTCAACAGCAAACAAAAAACAAGCGGCCAAATCAAAGGTCATAACAAAAAAAGCGAAAGAGGTCGGAGCCGTATCACGCCGACGCCCAGAGACTATTTTGTACGTTTCAAGAAATGAAGAAATCCAGCCGATTTCTATCACTGTAGTTGGCGAAGAAGTGCGTTCGCAGTGGTGCGCTAACCGCGAGTACCTAACATGGAATGTTCCGTCGCGTCTGTCAGAACGCTTTGAGATGCACGAGTTTTTTGTACAAGGCCGCATCATAAGGGATGAAGACTAATGTCAACCTACCGCACATATGAAAGCGCGACTATCACAGGCACACTGCCTGCAAACGATGAGCCTCGTCACACTGACGAAGACGGCAAGTCAGTCGTCGGTGCGGTAGACTTGCGGGAGACTATAGACAGCAAGCACATTGGCACAGCAGACGTAGCATGGCGAGAAAACTCAGAGGCGCGAGAGCAGCGTAATCGTTACTCTGCAAACAACCCACATCTTAATTCGCCATACTCAAATCTTGAAGCCTTGGTCATGCAGTCGCTACGTCGTTACGGCGACATGCACCCCGGCACAGTTGATGGCGAAGTAATGATGATGTTCGTCGAGTTTGCCAACCTCGTTATCGAAGACTTGCGTGGTCATCCCTACTGGGACAACCCAGAAATAAACTACTACACTCACCCATCTGAAACTATGCCAATCCCAGACAACATTATGGTTTCGGGTTTGCTCTATCACTACGCAGTCCAACAGCAGTCGAACAAGATCGAAGCCTACGGGCCGATGTATTTTAAAATGACAAACAGAGTTTTGTACCACCGCAAATATGGCTCTGGCAAAATCGAAGTCAGCCCGTGGGATGTATCGCAAAAACCGACTGGCACACCATCTTACAATACGGGGAGATAAAGTTTGAGTACGACTTACGCCCCGTCTGGCGTCAAAGTAAAAGTTTACCCTTACGAGGACTTTCAAGGGATCGACGCAAGTCGTGACATTGGCGCTCTCGACACGGGTAAAAAGCAGCACATGTTCCGCATCCAAGACGGCTATGCTGATTGGCGCGGTACAATGGTGCGCGACCCCGGCGCAATAAGTCGTGCAGAAACAAACAAATACATTAAGCATGTTAATTTCTTTGGGCGCGACTTAGCTGTTTGGGCGCAAATCGACGGCGGGGGAACCACTCTTAAATCAGAGCGCAGCCATATTGAGGCAGAGGTTTACCCCAAGGCTGCTGTGGTTACGTCAACAATATTTAACGACCAAGTTGTTTTTGCCAGCCGCGACTACGGCATGTATCAGTACAATGGTTTTAAATGGGACAACATCACTGCAAACAGCGACCCAAGGCCAGCTTACATTGTATCCATACAGCGTAGGTTAGCGATTGCTGGTATGCCGGGGAAGCGTACAGTCGTTGACTTTAGTCGTGTGGATCAGGGGGACATTTTTACATCAGATGAAGATGCTAACTCACCTTCCGTATTGAAAGCAGCAGACATAGACGTTGGAAACATTATCGGGACAGCCGATGAAATTAAAGGTCTGGGTGTTTTTGAAAACTCACGTCTTGCTGTATTTACCAATGACAAAACGTTAGTTTATGAAATTCACCCTGACTATACCCAGTGGCAAATTAACGACAAAGCCAACGTAAATGTTGGCTGCATTTCTCACAACACAATTAAAAACGCTGGTGCAGACCTAATGTTCTGTGCGCGAGATGGCGTACACTCTTTGCGTCGTTCTGAAACAAATGGTGTGACGCTTTACACCATACCAATGTCCAACAAGATCGACCTTACATATCGTGAGTTATTAACAAACGTGGACGACCACGAAACGATAAGCTCCTTTTACGACCAAGACGAAGGTCAATATCATATATTCTTTCCATACTCAGAACAGATTACCAAACGGCTAACCTTGTCTCTCAATCCTATGAAAGGCGGGGAGAGCAAGTGGTCAACGGGTGAGTTTCTTAACGCCTCTTGCGGCAGGCAGCTTGGCGGGACAACTTTGCTTGGAACCCCCGGCGGCATTTGGAACAGAAGCAATATTGAAGACTTGGTTACGCACAGTCCAGAAATGGTTGTTGATACCCCTATTCTTTGGCAGGGCGCAATTAACGATACCAAAGAAAGCTACAGCTTTATTCTACAGGCGACAGGTAAGGGCGAGCTACAAATTGAAGCGTTTGATGAGCGAGGCAGATACCTTTCGGCCATGCAATTCCTTATCGAAGGCGACGGAGCAGAGAACAAGTTCCCTGACGTACCGCTGAACCGACAGTACGAACGAAAGTTTGAACACAGATACCGAGGCGTGCAATTCCGCTTCACCACCAAAGGCAGGGGGCTGCTGAAAATCATTGGCTTCGCAGTCACCGTAAGGAGTTAGACATGGCACGACTTAGACAGCAACACCCGCAAAACTACGTCAACAGTGGCAACATCCACACTGACTTTGAAAACGTCATACGTTATATAAATACGGCAGAGCTTGGTGATAAAACACTCTCTGAGCTTTTGGCCACGATTTTTAACGAGCAAGGAGTTTTTGACGGGCCAATCTCTATGCGGCTCGACGGTACACTTGGCCTGCAATACCGCGTGGGCCAATACTCAGACGCAGAAACGGGCTGGTCTACCATCGCCACATCAGCCTCTATACGAGGCACCGCAGGCGCGTCGGTAGGCAACGTCGAAGGGCCATTCTTTTTTAACCGAAAAGACATGTTGGTAGGTGGCGCAATCTCTGCCATTACTGTCACAGCCGGAGGGTCTGGCTACTCGACGGTCCCGACTGTCACCGTCTCTGCGCCGCAGGAAACAACAGGCACAACGGCTACCGCCACCGCTACTATCTCTGGTGGGGCTGTCACTGCGATCACCCTCACAAACGCTGGCTCTGGATACACAGCCGCACCAACCGTCGCAATTACAGGGGGCGGTGGATCAAGCGCGACAGCCACAGGCGCAGTCGGTAGTCCTAACAGCGTCCTCTCGTACACCTTCGACGCCAGCACAGAGAACATTGTGGTCTACCGCAACGGTCTGCTTCTGCACGACACCACGACTGCAAGCACCGCCGCTCAGTACACGTTCAGCACAAGTGCAAACACAGTCACTCTAGCAACCGCCAGCCCTGCTGTGGCTCTGGGCGACAAGGTCAGCATTTACTCCATTCGCTCGCAGTCGGTCACAAATTTCCGTCGCGCCGACAATGAAATATCAGGCACGACAACTGTGGTTGCCTTTGCTCACACCGCTGACGAAAAGCTCTTGGTCTGGCGTAACGGCATCTTGCAAGAGCAGGGCGGTAGCGCAGACTACATTTCGTCCTCTACATCAGGGACACTAACCTTCGTCGACACCTCTAACCAGCTAACGACTGGCGACAAAGTCACGATAATTACTGTCGAGAATACCAGCCTGAAAACTGTGGCAGGGCTGATGTTTGAAGATGAATACACAAACTCATCTGGCTATATCAATTACGCCAAGCTCGCAGTCGCAGACAACGAAATCCCACAGGCCAAAGTCTCAGCACTGGCAACAACGCTTACCAATAAAGCGAATATTCTGTCTCAGTCTACTACGCCTACAGGCTCCGTAACTGGCGACTTGTGGCTAGATACGTCCTTGACCCCTGCGATTTTAAAATTCTACGAGGGGACGCAGTGGTTGGAGACATCGCCAGAAAGCTCACTGCCTACATTCGTACAGACAAACGCAAACCAGTACGTGCGCGTAAACGGCACAGGCACAGGGCTGCAATACGGCGACATCGACTTTAGCTCAGTTGTTCCAAAAACCTACATGGGCGCAGCTAACGGCGTGGCGACGCTAGACAGTTCGGGCAACCTACCAGTTACTCAGCTTCCCGAAACCTTTTCGACGGTGTCGATCCCGTTCTTCTCAGTCCACGAAGACAGCAGCGCAAGTATCGGGAACAAGACTTACTACTTGTCGCGCATCTGGAAGCAAACAATCCGCATCGACGGCATTGCATACAAGCTGGCGTCTGGCACTTGTACGCTACAATTATCAGTCGATGGCGTGGCAGTAGGCAGTACGTTTTCTGCGACGTCGAGTTTGCAGTCTGACAACATTGCAACCGTTATCGAAGTTAATGGCACGGTTGCTTCTAAACGTCTTGAACTGATTGTGACCAACAATTCATCTGGTCAAAGTCTTGAGGTCGTAGTCGCAGCCGCAACAGTCAACGTGTAAGGAGAAATATTATGGCAGGGCCAAGACCGGGAGAAAGTGGCGCAAACTTTTTGCGCCGACTAAACCAAGAGAGCTACCCGTATTTTCAGACGCCGCAAGCTGACATTCAAGACATGGACGAGTATGACCGAGAGGCTTTGCGAAACGCCGCATACTATTACATGAAGAACAAAGAAGTTATGCCAGAGCCAAAAATTTTTTTACCGACTAACGATCCTAGCATTAACACAGGAGCCGAGTTGTTAGCGTTAGGCATGACAAATCAAGGCTTAGGGCCGTTGGTCAACCCAGACGATTATTACCGAGAAGTTGGGATGGACGAGCAAGCCGCTTCGTCTGCACAGGATATATCTGGCACGCCTCTTGGCCGCATAGATTTTGGAAGTGGTCCAGACACGTCGTTACCAGAAGTAATCCCGACTGAGGCCGTCATGCAATTTATTGGAAAGCTAAAGACAATGGGTAAAGACAAAGTGTCCAAGCCACCTATGAACAGATCAATGGACAGGGGTTTGCCCGAAGGTGAGGACGGTCTAATTCCAATTTTAGATCAAGCCGACGCTATCCACTACCACCGTATGGACGGCAACGATCAACGCATTGCTTATACAGAGCCGGGAGAAATGGTTCTTCCTAAAGTCGTAGGAGACAGGCATCCACAAGTACGTCGAGCTATTGCTGAAGCTATTAACGCAGAAGGCGGCAACCCTGCTCAGTACATATCTGGCGATCCAGAAGGCAACTATGACGAAAAAACAGGCGCACAAAAGTTTGCGTGGTACGATTGGCTTACCAAAACAGCAGACTATGTGGCGAACAAGCCTTGGGCGCAATCTGCCGTAACTGGTGTGACCACTGCTGGCCTTGGTAAGTTGGCTGGGTTAGACACCAAGTCGGCGCTGTATACAGGTCTTGGCGCTGGTCTTGGTTCTTATGTTGGACGCGGTGCTGGCAACATGTTTAAGACAGACGAACAATTAGACGAAATGAAAAACATGGAACCCCAAGACACATTTAAAGGCAAGGGAGCCGACTACGAGGGTAATTTAGATGACTTAAAGAAAGCATCGCAAGGCGCATTAAAAGCTCTAAGTAGCAGCCAAGGTGCAAACTATGGCGCTGCAATAGGCGCAATGTTGGGTCAGCAAAACGCTCCGCTGCCGACACCAGCAAACATTAACCCTAGTTCATATCAAACCGCTGTCTTTCCAGAAATCCCGCCAGACGAATACTTCGATCAGTTTGAAAAAAACGAAACGCCAAATATTTCTGCGACTGTTCCGCAACCATTTCCAATCGCCCCAATGCTTCCAGCGTATTTGCCAGAAGGCGTAACTTACCGCGACAGGGTAAGAGACAGGGAAACAGGCGACTACCGATACAACAATTCAGCTCGACAAGATCAAAGTGCTTTTGCGCGTGCTATTGCTGGCACTAGCTCAAGACGTGGTAGGGGCTTTGGGAATATGATACTGGTATGAGCGAAAATGTTAGATACGCCGAAGAAAAAGACATAGAGGAATGTGTCGCTCTTGGCACGAAAATGATACGTGAGGGTATCTACAAACATTTTGACATAGACCTAGACGACATGCGAGCGCACGCCCGTCGTGCAATGTGGGGAGACTTATATTGTTATTTAGTATTTGAAAAAGATGGTAAGGTCGTTGGATTTTTCCTAGCTGAAATTGAAAAGACTTTTTTTGGCAGAGACTGGGTGGCTCACCAAAACCTTATGTATATCGACCCAGAGCATCGCGGAAACTTAAAGATACCTATGGAGTTTATGCGTTGGTTCAGAAGGTGGGTGGACGGTGAGACGCACGCAAGAAAAATGTTTTTTGCACCAACCGTCAGCGTTCACGAAGGCTTTGACATTATGGCCAAGCGACTAGGCTACGACTACGTTGGCCCGATGTATGGACGAACGCCATGATTGAAATCAGGCAAATGCACAGGTTCGACGTTAAGAACGTAGCAGAGGCTGGTAAGCTGATGCACGCCGAAGGCGTATTTGGCAATGCTGACTACGACAAAAAAAAAGTTACACGTATGCTTGATGACTACCGCGCAAACGACGACAAGCTGGCGCTTGTTGCAGATTACGACGACGGTGTAAACGAAGGAGCAGCTATAATCGGCTGGTTTTTAGCCAACCTTGGCAACCATTATTTCGGTAATTCTTCAGTAGCAATAGAACAAAATATGTTTGTTCATCCATTGCATCGTGGTGGCCCGACAGCAACACACTTTATGAACAAGTTTGACCATTGGGCTAGGTATAAAGAGGCTGACTTTATGTTGTTTATGCCTTGCAACAATGGCGTCCGAGACGGCTGGAAAAGGTTTGCGAGAACGCACGGCTATAATCAGACGGGCTACATTTTTCAAAAGGAATTGTGAGATGTGTTTTGGTGGTAGTGACGACGACAAAAGTGACAAAAATTCCAGTGAGAAAGACGCGGCTGTGGATGCTGAGCTGGCGAAGAAAGGCTACTCATCCACCTACAAGGGTGTGACTGGTGCGGTAGACAGTAAGGGCCAGCCTATACAGTCTGGCGCTTACGCTCAAGCAAAACAGACTGCCAGCGACAACTACGACAATAAGGTGGCTTACGAAGCAGCTTACAAATCGGCAAAAACTGATTGGGATGCGTCCAACGTTGGCCTTCCTGTTATTGACCAAGACTTAATCAACGTCGGAATGGGCAAGGGCGGCTATTTATTGGAAGGATTTAGCCCGACCAACGCGGAAGTGGGATACGGGCCACCAACGCCAGATGACCAAAAAGCTGCGACTGAAATGCTGGGCAAGCTAATGCGCCAAAAGTACGACGGCGGCACAACGTATTCATTCCCCGGCTCTGACTTTAACGATCCATTAGGCAACGCTCTTGGATCAACTCTTAACGAAACCTACGAAGGATCAGGTTATAACAATCGTGTCAATCAATCCAGCTTTGACGCTTTGGCTAAGGCTTACAATCAACCGTTTCAGCGCAACCTTGCGTCTGATGCTGCTGGCAACGTAGGCACGAACACTTTTGGGCAGCGGGTTGCAACTGGTTTTGGCAACTTGGTTGAAGGATTAGTGCTTGGACAAGTGCTTGGGCCTGTTGGCAGTATACTTGGCACTGGCACAAACTACGAAATGATGAACACCTACGGGCCGCGTGTGCCGGGGTGGGAAGGCACAGCCAGCACCGCGAGCTTTGACTACACTAACGCTTTGGGGGGTGCGCTTGGCGACTTTGCTGCTGACAAGGCGGTTCCAGTAGTAGCACAGGGAATTTATGACAAGACGGGCAGTGTTGGGCAAGCAACTGCTGGCGCAGTAGCAACGGGTGTCGGGCTAACAGAAGGCATTGGTTCTTACGTTGGCAGCAGGATGCAAGACGTAAGGCCAGGAATTATGAGCAGCGACATCAAGTCGCCGTATGAAGCACGAACTGAACAAGAAAAAGAAGTAGGTGGTTTTGGTGCAAGTCTTTCTGGTGCGCCAAATAACAGTTCGGCTGCGACACCTTCTCAAAACGTGACACCCGCTATTTCAACTATGCAGAATACAGGCCTTTCCGATACGTCAGGGGATGTTGCGGCAGGCACACCTGACTTCGATTGGCAAGCGTGGCTTTTGGCAAATGCAGAAAATGCGAACCCTAATACTGCACAGCCTACTAATCTAATTGGCTCGCCTGCTATCTCTGCGTCTAACAACCCGTTGTTTGATGCACAGCCAGATATGAAGGGTGTTCGATACCTTCAGCAAAGTGGGACGAACCGAAACTACGGAACTGCTATGATGCAACCAGTCAACAGTTTGCAGCAGTCTAACAGTAGGCGTCGGACTGGGCTTAACGATAGGCGCGTGGGCGTCGTCATAGGATAGGAGAAGCAACATGGGCAACTTTGGCGGCGGCGGCGGCGGTTATGTAGCACCAGTATCACAACCAGCAGCACCAAGGGTAGCAGCACTACCAATGACTGTGGTTCCAGAAACAACTGGACCAGAGCAGTTTATTACTGCTGATGCTGCTCCTACTGATCCGAGCAATCAAAACGAGTTTGTCCGAGAGGCACGGGCGACTGTGCCGGGGATACAAGACGACGACTTAACAATGGTACTAGGCTCTGAAGGTGTGGAAAGGTTTATTTCGCCTTTTGAAACGCAGCGTGCTGGCGCGTCTTTTTTAGGCAGTGAGTATGCAGACGCATCAGGCTTGCCAAGAATAGATAGAGCTGTTGTCCCGAACCAAAACGTCGATGCAACTGGCCAAGGTGGGGAAGGTTTTGGCACTCGTGCATTATTTGGTGGTGAAGCAGGCGAGATAGAAAACCCTATGCCCGAAGGCAGTATGGAACAAACAGACATGGTCAGTACGGAAATGGCTTCCGACATAGCGACAAACAATGAGCAGCCATTGCCGGGGCAGGCGCTAAATAACGACGAAATTTACCGCATGGCAACTAGCTTTGGTGGTGGTCTGGGTAACCTTACCCCCGGTTATGGGCCTCAAGCCTTGAGAGCGGGAGCCTTTGGCAAAAACCTATTGAACCAAAGATCAACTGGTTTGCCAGCTAGGTATGATCGTAGGAGTTAAGACATGGCAGTAAACATAGGCGAAGCCTTTGGCAGAAGTTTTGGCAGCAGTTTCCAAGAAGGTAGTCGAGATAGAGGCATCGCCGAAATGGGCGGTTCCTTTTTTGACATGGGAATGTCGCTTAACCAGCAGATGCAAGACGAAGCTATTGCACGCGACCAGATGGCTTTTCAGCAACGACTTGCTGCTGAATACACAGCTATGGCGCAAGCAAGAGCGCAATCAGAACTTCAAGCTCAGCAACGTCTTTTGGACCGAACGAGTAAGCTAGACTTAGAGATTAAAAGAGCAAGCGCCAAGTTGGGCGAGTACAACATGGTGAACAAGGGCGACATTGAAAAGAACTATCAAGACATCCGAGAAAATTACATGTCTGGATATATGGACGTAGTTGAGCGTGTGACGTCACAGGAAACAGCCGCTAACATAGCAAAAGGTGTGGGCAGCAGCACGTACAATAGTGATCGGCAAGCCGACATTATAGAAAAATCTGTAGATAAGATCGCAGAGTTAGACCAAATGGCTTTCGATAGCGCAATTAACAGAACCAAGTCTTATGTAGATACATTAAACACAGGTCGCGCCAGCGCACTAGACGAAGTAAAAGGCGTATACAACACAGCCATTGGAGCAGAAAGCCCATTACTTACTAACTACGCTCCGCAAATGCTGCAGCAGTCTTTTACAAACCAAGGCGATTTTACTCGGTCAGCGATGGAAACCGCAGCCGATAGTCAAGAAACATTTGGCGCGGCAGTGGGTAGCTTTGGCGAACAGATTGCACCTAACGTTGGCTATAACCTTGGCCTTACTGAAAATAGAACAAACGTATTGAGCGAACAAGATAGAGAGCTTGAGTATTACAGAACAGCAAGTCTTGGCGCTGGCGTTCCAAAGTACAAAGGAATAGCAAAATGAGACTAGGTAACGCATTTCGCAAAGGCTATAATGAAGCAGTCGATACAAGTCGTCGTCGTAGGTCAGAAAATGCGGAGCTGTTTAATAATTTTGTAAAGATGAACGCCGACATGGGCGCAAAGGTCAGCACGCAAGACTTGGCAAACTACAGGTCTGCTTTGTCTGGCGGCAATACATACTTTGGCGCGGGTCTTCCTTCGACGGGCGCATTAGAAGAAACATCAAAAAGGCTTGGCCAAATCCAAGCGAACAAACAAACTGTTGCGGCTGGTAACGCTCTGGGCAACGTTTTAACTCAATTAGAAATTGCCAAGGAACTTGCCGCTCCATTCACGACCACTAATTTTACAGACAAAAAAGATGAGAAAACAGGAAAAATTATAAAAGGTGGATTGAAAGAGTATAGCCAATTTCGTGATAGTCTGGCGTCTGCTAACATCCCAGATGGCATGTTTGGCAGAGGCTGGTTTAATAACCAAGTGCGTTTAAACCAATCAGAATACAGAATGGACTATGCTCGGTTAAACAATTTTGCAAATTTAAAAACAGAAGATGCGTGGACCGCTGCTGAAACCGCTGCGCCAGATTTTTTAAAAGCGTGGGTCGCCTCGCAAAAAACCACTGACGTTTCACGACGCCAACTTGCTGCACATGAAAATGCAAAGACATTGACACTGGCTGCAATTCCAAACCTAATTAGCGATAAAAGATTTACTGACGTAGAAAGTTTTAAAACGGCTGTTGAGGCATTTTATAAAAACTCTTTTACAAACGGCTACGCGCCTGATCCTTCATCAAACCAACTTAGCGATTTGTTAGCTGATGCGGAAGAACAATTTAAGTCTGGGATTTCTGTTTTGCAGCGGGATGCTATTGCCGCAGTAGAAGCCGACCTATCTATAAGTTTTGCTGACAAAACCGATGCAGAAATAACAGCTTTGGCCAAAGCGTATTTTGCTAGAAATGGATTAGGTGTACCTAGTCCTGAACAAGTTACTGCATACCGAACAGCGCAAGAAGCGGCAAACAAACCAGAGCGAGAACAGACCGCACAAGAACAGGTCAATAATATCATTGCGGGGTTTACAAGTTCGCTAAAAAGTGGCGCTACTGTGATGTCGAAATATCATAGCGCGGAAGACAAAACGAAATTTGTTGATGATCTTTTAGCAAGCACAAACAACAACTACGATATATTGGGTGCAGATATTAAAGAAAGACACAGAGCGCAAATTCTGTCAGCAGTAACCTTTGGCTATGAAGAAGCTAGTTATCAGTTAGAAGAAAAGGCTATTGCCGAGTTCATTGAATTTGTCACGCAAAGAGATAGCGAACTTAGTGACATCTTTAAAACACCAAATGTTACAGAGCGCAAAGAATTAACTTTTGATCTGCTTAATGAATATCGTGATATGCACGGTTTAGATAAATACACGGTAACAGGTACAGAAGAAAAAGGAGATATTAAATACGACGAAGCGTTTGAAGAAATTTACCGTATGCTAGATACGCGAGGCGCTACTGCTCACGCTATTAATTATCAAGCTCAGTACGACAAAACATTTGAAAGGGTTGCAGCCGACATTACAAATCAGCGGGACTGGTGGACTGGCAAAAACGTCGAGCAAAATCTTATGAGCATAGCGCCGGGAGCCAACGATGAGGCTAAGTTGCTTCGTCAAGTGATGTTGGCTTTCGGGGGTACTGCTTACATACCAGAAGCGCAAAGAACGCAAGCTGTTGCCGTCATGTCGAAAGTTATGAAAGACTTAAACATTACTTCTGAAAGTGGCCCTGTTGAGATAAATGAAGCGGTGGCTATGGCCATGAACACTATGGGTTTAGCTTCGTCTAGCGAAACTAACGTAAACATAGTTGCGGATAGGTTGGCTAGAAGCAGCATGAATGGCACACCGCCACCCGGCACTCTCTATGAAGAGTATCAAAAACTAGCTGCTGGCGACATTACATCTCTCATAAAGCAACTGCTTCAAAAGAATATTTTAAATCTTGACGTTACGACGCTTCCAAAAACAGTAAAATTGGCTAGAGATGAACTTAACGAAGAACTTGAAGATGTAATACTAAGTTATGTTGAAGGTTTAGAAGAAGACGAAGTGCGCTGGTCGTTGGACGGAGAGCCAAATTTGACCACCGCAAGCGACGAAATGAATGCTTTGCTAAGCGAACTTAAAAAGCAAATAACCAATGCAAAGCCTCAAGTCGCGCCAAGTTGGATGACTGCTGTTCGGGACCAAAACAACAAGAAACTTTATGCTTTAATGACTGAAACCGCTATAGGTAATGGTAAATTAGTAAATGACAGCGAGGGTGAACCTCTTGATGCCACTTACTATTATGAACTTGAAAATGGAGCTTTAGTTAAACGAGACGAACTAAGCCAAGAACACGCAATTGAAAACGGCACACAACGAAGACGACAAGATCGCAATAATAATTCAGATACAGACGGAAGCAGTACAGGTGGAAGCGGTGGAAACGGGCGAGGAAGAAATACGCCTCGGCAATTTCAACCGATTGTAGAGACCATTTTGAATATGCTGCCAGATATTAGCGCAGACAGCGAGTTCCTTACAGACAATCCCCCAACGGTGACAACAGACGCTGCCAACAATAGAACTATAAGAGAAGAAAAAGCACAGATAACCAGTCAGGTCCAAGCCGTTATGCAAGACAGCGATGCTGTAAGCTCTTTAACACAGATGTTATTTGATGCACGAGCAGACCTTGAGGATCAAGACGACTATGACATGATTAGATCGCAGGAAAGTTGGGAAACTGTAATTATACCTCAAGTCGTGTCGAGCTTTTTAAGATCACAGGGTTTGCCAGACACTGATTACAGCAGGCAATTAACGCTTGGTATTCTTGGTCAGCAGTGAGGACGACTAGAACTTAACACGTTGGTATGATGGGTGCGAACAAGCATCGGAAACTGGAGTACCGACGTGTCGAGACGATTATTTAATTCTCTGAACAATTTGCAAACTAAAATAAATGCTGTGGGCCAAGACGACAATGATCGTTTAGGGTACGCGGCAGGCTTAACGAAAGAAACAGCGCGAAACGCTTTTAACAGCTCGGCATTTGTCCAAGACGTATTTGATTATTATTATGAACGCGACGGCAAACGATTTAAAGACGTAGACGAAGCACGCGACTACTTTATGGAAGATCGTCGTTGGCGCAATATGAATACTATTTCTATTGGTAGAGACCTCTACGACAGTAAAACACAAAACGACGCACAGACGGCTAGGCTTGCTCGGTTGCAAACGACTTTTGACGCCATGCCTGATTTTTACGAAGATGGCGGTGATGGGTGGCAAGGTTTCCGAACAAACGCAGCGGCTGGTCTTCTCGACATTATTAACGTTGTTGGCTTTGGTTCTGGTGGCGTAGCAGCGCGTTCTGCTGCTGCTGGCGTTATGGCGAAAGCTGGCACAGGAAAAGTTTCTTCTGCTGCTACGCAGTCAGCAATTAAAAGAGCCAGAAGTGCAGGCGTTAAAGCTGGTATAATTAAAGGTGGTACAGCAGAAGCATTAGCTGGGGGTCTAGTAGAAGGCGTACACGACATAGGTACGCAGGCTCGTAACATAGAAGTCGGCATACAGGACAAGTACAGTCTTTTACAAACAGGCGCAGCGGTAGGCGTTGGCGCTGCTCTTGGCGCAGGCTTTGGTGCAGGCTTTGGTCTTGCGGGTGCGGTAACGCCAAAGGCGTTATACAATCCAATGGCCAAAGGGTTTTCCAGAGGCAGCATGATTTCTCGCGGCATTAGGTCTGGCCGTGCTTCTGCCTTCCGATCAGCAGCAGACGCACGCAAGACAGCAGAGGCACAAGCGGCAGAAGCGGCAGCAAACGTAGAGCCAGAAGCTCCGCAAGGCATCGGAACAGCGGCAAACAAGGCACGCTTGACGGAAGCCTTTACAGCTCGTGCAGCTCATCAAAGGACGCAAGAGCTACAATCTCAAGTTATGGAAGAAGGGCTTGATGCTGAAGACACTTCGACCATTAACGTTTCCAATTCAGCAGGGGTTGAGACAACAGCGTCTCAACGTTTTGATAACGCTGTCAAAGCTATGAACGATAGCGTGGGTCTTGCTGCAAAGTACGACGCTGATGCTGACAAAATGGTATCTGCTGGTGGCGACGAAACAAAGATTGCAGCAGCACGCGACTTGGCGGCACGTCATCGCGCCGTGGCAGACAACATCGAAGTTCAGCTACAGATTATTGATAGCCCAAACCAAGGAACGGCAGACGCAGACATTAAGTTGCTGGAAGACTTAACCGAGCAACAAAAACTTATTGGTGTTGACCCAACTGTTGCTACTGCAATGGACAATGACCCAGAAGCTAAAGTTGGAGAGGGTTTTGTCGCAGAGAACCACACGTCTGGCATGGGGAAAGCCTTGGTCGAGGACGTAGATAATCGCGTAGGTGCAGTTCTTGGGCGCACGAGCAGAGGCGAAAACCTTACAGGCGGCGACCAAGCGAGCGAGACGGCTGGTCAGACTTTATCAGATGCTAACGAAGCTGCACTTGCAGAGAGAGAGGCCAAGATTGAGGCTTCTATGCGTGCAGAAGTTGACGTAGCTAACCAAAAGCAACAAGAGCTAGACGAAGTTGTTGCAGAAGCTAACAGAGAAGTAATTGAAGCAGATCGTGGATTAAGGAAAGAGCAGATTGGCACGACGGCTGAAGGCGATCCAATAGAAAAAGTGGTAAGCGAACCAGACAGCCCCGAATTAAAAAGTTATAATGAAAAAAGAGCAGCATTAAATGAAGCTACTGAAGCGGCAGACAAGCAGCGTAAAATAGTTGAAGAGCTAAAGACCCGAAACGCTGAAGAGACTGCTCGTTTTCAAAACGAACGAGCAGAAAGACACGCAGCAAAAGCTAAATCTTCTTGGGGATCAGGTGAGCCAGACGCTGGAGAAGAGGGACCAGCTCCTGTCGATAGCACCCCAGAAGAAGCAGTGACACCATCAGACGACGTAGTGTTTGAGGAGCTAATTGCTAACGCGACTAAGGCTGAAACAAGGCAGGGCTTATTAGATTGGCTGGTCGATAATCTAGGTGGGAATTTAACGAGCAAGCAACTAGCGGCACAAGTCAACGCGGCTGGAAAAGGAAATTCCAAAGCCGCTAAAGCCGCACGTATTTCTAAAATGCGGGAGATAACAGCCGGGTTCCTTGGGCGACGTGACGCTATGATAATTATAAACGACTTGCAAGAAGGCGCTTATAATAGAGTAGTTTTTGAAACTATTTTAGAAGGAAAGCAAAAAGAGATTTACGATAACCCAGCGGCATATTTTGAGCCAGCTTTAAAAGAATACGATGCTTGGATAAACGATCAAGCAAGCCAGATTTACACCGATAGAATTATAGACGACGGTCTGTTACCAGACGCAGCGATCACGTCTATGAGAAAAGACTTCGGCGAAGAGATGGCCGATATTGCTGAAGCAACAGCCGCCACCCCAAAAACACAACGTGTTGAATTTACCCCTTCTAAGAAGGAACAAATAAACAAATTCATTCAAGACTTGCCCAGCTCAATGGGGAATGAGCTAAATCAATTTAAAGAAGAATACCTAAAAAGTTTGCTTGCAAGCGGCAAGGTGGATTTGGCAACTGCAAAAGCTACCGTCGAAGAACTTGCAGCACAAAAAGCAGATCGCTGGATGCGTAACGAAGGTAACTTTGTTGCACGCAACCAAGACGCCATTTCTCAAGACATCGAAATTAATCGGGAGACGCGCAGGGCATTTAATAAAGCACTCCAAAAGATGCTAGACACATTCAAACCATCACTAGCTGAGAAAGCGGCTGGAAAACAATACAAGACTAGCATTGAGCAAAGGACGTTTCAGTTAAAGGGTTACGACTTTGGCAATATACTCGCTAGTCCCGGCGGCGATCCTGTTGGCGGCACACTAGGTGCAGAACGTATTCGTTATGTAATCAACTCGGAAGGCAAAGTTGCATCACCATCGCAAGAAGCACACCTTGCTGCTCGTGCAGATATTGCGAGACTTATTCGCAAGTATGGTTTTAAAGACAACACACGAGTGTCGGACATTATTAATATTTTAGATGAGCGCAACGCCAAGCTCCAACGTAGCCGTCAGACGTACATTAATATAGGACGACGTAGCTTAGATGACGAGACGTATATGTACGGCGAAAGAGCAGGCGAACGAACTGACAGCGCTAAGAAACTAGATCGTTTAGCTTACAATCAAACCGACAAACGAAAAGGCAATGTCAAAGTTAGAACTGACCAAGGCAACTACAGAACTTCGGCTGGCATAGATGTAAGCGAAAATGCAGCAGCAAGAGGCGATGGCTCACACATTGGGTATTCTCAACAACAAGCCACAGGTAAAATAACAGTTTGGGGTAAAACTCAAGAAGGTAAGACTACCACGGCTCAGCTACAAAAAATATTTAATAAAGGAAAAGGCGGGAAACTATTTCAAAAAACTCGTGTTCGTAATGGCCAGACAGGTAAAGTTGAAATACTCAGCAGCCACGTCACAGCAAAAATGCAAATACTTGATGGCGCTATAGATGCAGCAAGTGAGCAACGTGTAAACAATCCTGTAAAAGCTCAAAGGAATTTGCCGTACACTGCTCCGCGAATGGACGCAATCAAACAGTTAGACAAGGCTTTAAATAAATTAAAGAACGCTCAAAATCCGAGGCCGACTAAAAAAAATCCAGACCCAGTTGCTGACCCACAAAAAATACAGAAGGCCCAAGACGAGGTTGATGCGCTGCACAGCCGACTAAAGCTGGCAACGTTTGAAATAAATGACCCTAGCTTAAAGAAAAGCACGCAAATTCTAGTTAATTCTACGCAGTTACAATTCGCACGACAGGCACTGGTAAACTCTACTGATGATGCTTCTGTGATTACAGACGCGCAAGTTATGCGGAGAGCATTAAAGGGTATTGTTTCGGACTTAAACAGCTCGACTAAAAAAGAGGCGGCTGCTGACAACAAGGTTAAATACCTTGAAGACAGTGGCTTGGCTGATCTGCAAACAGAATACAACGTCTTGCGAAATAAACTGCAAGACGTGACCAGAGGCAAACTTGAAAAACAATCTGATGGCTCGCTGGCTAGAACAGGAGAAAAGGTTGCTTTAGAGCCTGTCGAGTTTGACCGGATGCGTGACCAGCTAACAAGGCTAGGCAAGACACTACAAGAAGCATTAGACACAGGGGCAAAAGTAGACCCCAACAAGGCTGATGCAATTATTTCAGCTCCCGGCAAAGAGCGTGCAAAAGCAGCGCGTATAAAATTTGCTCGTGATAGAGCAGAAGGCGATCAAGCTACCAGAGACGCAGCACAAGAAGCGGCTTATAACGAAAGACGAGGCGTATCTGTCGATCAAGAGCTTATAACATTTGACCACATTACTGATCCTGAGTTACGCGATCAACTTGAAGCTGATGCGTTTAATGCAGCGGTAACTGCTGAACTTAATAATCGCGCATACAACGGCCCCGAATTGACCGACGAAGACTACGCAGCAATGGCTGGCATTGATCCTGAGCAAGGCAGGCGCATCCCCCCATCTGTTAAGAAAGCTGCTAAAAAAGCAGCCGACACCGTCATGCAAGAAGAAGGTGCTTCAGTCGAAAGAGGCGAAGCCATTGCCGATTTGCTGGCTATTAAACGTGAGCAAGGTTTGTCTAACGAGTGGCTTAAAGTAGAAATTAAAAAAATCGAAGACCATTACAGAGCTAAGACTAAGCCTGTCAAAACACCAGACAATATGCCAAGCACGCCTAAAGGTCGGCCACCTTACATCCGTGTGATTGACGGCATCGAAATAGATTTGTTCAACGACTTGGATTACGCCGACTTAGGCGATGGCAAAACTAGAATAAAATTTGAAGGCTTTACGCTTGGCACAGTTGAGACAATGCCAGACGGCAAAGCAGTATTCACACGATCAGGAAATGGCAGGGTTCGCGTATACGACCAACGAATAGACTTGATAGACGACTTGCTTCCAATGTTTAGAGAGAGCTTTAATAAAGTCGCAGATCAAATGCCCAACAAGTATCGCCGCAAGGATGGGCAAGTTGGAACTCAATACCCAATCGACCACAATCTGTCTGAGACCTATGGTCAAAATAAGCCGCAAACACCAAACAATCAAAAAAATGAAACGCCTCTGGATACACCAGCAAAGCCTGTTAATCCCGACGACCCACTGACACACAACGGTGAATACTACGCAAGTCAAATCCCGACAGGCAAAATGTTTGCAATTCAAATTGTGGATGAAACGTCTAAGCTCAAAGGCAGCGTGCGAGCAACCAGCATGAAGAAGCCGCAAAGCGCAGGCGACATGTTAAAAAACAGTTCTCGCTACAAGTTTATCTTCGGACACGTAGACTTGCCAGCAACAGGTGTTTCTCGCAAAGACCAGCTTATTGAAACTTTCCGTCCTATGGACCCAAACGATAGTTTCTATAATAGGAACGGGCAGTTAGTTACTGTTGCCGACGCCGACGCGGAACTGGCAAAAGCTGCTAACATTGTTCCTGATGGAAGTAACGTCGCTGAAAAGAAGACTAAAGCCGCAGACTTAGATAAAATAAAAGACAACCCAATCCAAGGCTCTGCGGAAAACCTTGCAATCTACAAAGAAGCCTTTGGCCAAGACGCGCCAATGACGATTGGCGCATTGAACGACAACATGTTCAAGCTAGAAAATCTTTCGTGGCAATCACTAAAAACTAATAACGCATACAAAAACTTTATGAAAGTAAGGTCAGCAGTAGCTGCCTTAATGAACTCGTCTGCAAAGAACGGGATCAAACGTCCCGTAGCTTACAGCGTAAAAAACAACTACAATCAGCTTCAAAAGGTTATGGCCGAACATGCGCCAGACGACTTGGCGGCATCACTTTCTTTCTTAGAAAACCTTTACACGTTTACAGGCAAGTCGCCTTTAATTGAAGCGGGTGATGTTAATGAATTTGTTCCGTCATACACAGACTTTGGCAGTAAGCGTAATCGTGTATTCCTCGACAAAGAACAGATAGCGGCTGGTAACAAACGGCACACCCCTATCACAGCCACTGTCATACACGAAACGGCCCATTGGCTGTACGCAAACGTGTTAGACGAGACAGACAAGTTCCAGTTCTGGTCGGCAATGGAAAAGTTTTACGGTGATGCTGAAGCAAATGGCGAGCTTGACTTAGACCTAGTAGCAAATGGCTCAGTTGATCCTCAGTTATTTAAGAACTCTTTAAGTTCTCCTGCTGAGTATTTTGCTAATCAGTTTCTTACATGGGTTACGTCTAATGGACAGGTAAACAACATAAGTCTTTGGGGTAAAATAGCCCAGCTTGGCACTATGTTGCTTAACAATCTTCTGGGACGGGAAGCTAGAGGGGTCCAGTTAGACCCTGACTTAATTCCAATCTTTCAAAAGCACATGCCAGTGTTGGAGCCTGATCCTACAACAGGAAGAATGAATGTCGGCATTAGTCGTTTTGCACATTTGCGAGCAATGGGAGCCAAGTACGGCAAACCCGCAGTAGAAGGTCGAGCGCAAAACGTAGCAGCCGTTCTTGGCGAAAAAATTGAGCTGCTAGATACAGCACGACTTAAACTATTAGGCGCAAAAATGCGTACACCTTCTAGTCTGGATGACAGCTTGTCATTGGCAACAGACATGGAAGACGTAATGCACAAAGTGTTCGGAATGTTCGGCGGCAAAGCTGGCAATCATCGGCACTTCTTTAATCCCAATCAGGCGGGGAGCGGTAATGCTCGTTTTATGCTTATGGATAGAACGCCTCAAAGAGAGACACTGTTACGGGCGCAGCGCAAAGTCTACGACTTTTTAGATACTCTGACTAAAAACAAAAGAGCATTTAATCCAGACGTCGAAGACACTAAAAAAGGAGACGACGAAATCCGTAAGCTGCTCGACAGCGGTGCTACTACGACAGAAGCTACAGAAGCCAAGATTAGGCAAGACAGTCCTTACTCTAATTTGGACGAAAGAATTATTCAAGAAATGGATGTTCTTGCGACTAACCTAAACAACGCTATCGACGTTATGAACAGGGCAATGCTTGCAAAATTTAACAGGCAAATGCCCAGAGATGCGACCACCGACTTGTACCTTGGAATAAACTTTCAAGGGAGAGCTGAAGTAAGAAAAATAAACAGAACCTCAGAAAAGTTTAAAGCAGTTGCACGTCAAGACGCTGCTGATTTCCAGTCTAAGAAGGAAGCGTTAGATTTAATTGTTGCTCAGTACAACAGAGACGGGCTTAACATAGCTGATGTTGACCCAGACGACTTAGCAAATATGGTAGACGAGCTGGCTGTTCCAGTCGCCCCACTTGAAGCGTTGCAACGGCATATCTTGGATGACAGGGCTACTCTTACATCAGTTATTCAATCTATAAATGAACTAGGCGCTCGCCCAGACCTTTCGGCTGTGCCTACGTTGAAAGAGTTATATCAAACAGCAATGGCTCGTGGCGAGTTTGCACAGAAAATTCTTGCTGAACTTGTTGCTATGTCTGAAGGGGGGCAGAAGCATTTAATAGTTCAAAGACTAGCAAAAGCAGCAGCAGAACTAGGCGACCCACTTTGGGTTCAAATTGCTTTGCGCTGGAAAACGGACCCAAGAAACATTGGCGTTAAATCTGAAGGCACTTACACCCCAACCGATCAACCCTCTACTGATACACCACTTGCTGTAGAGGTATCTAAAGGTGCAATGACGCACCGTAGAAAAGACGTAGAGAGCGTACTTCAGTCTTTGTATACAGCGTTTCACAACGCTGGGGTTTCACAACGAACAGAGCGGGGAGACGTAATTGACACTGAGTACACAGCGCATGTCATCACAGGCATGGGGCCAAATCGTGTAGATGACGACGGAAACGAAGTCGTTCTTTCTCACGACACCCCATTGTTTAAAGAAATGCGAACAACATTACGCAAACTAGCAGTTAAAATTACACGAGCAAATGATGCACGTTCATTCAAAGCAAAATCATCGACAGAGTTAGACAAACGAAAAGCCGACCTTCAATCAATATTGTACGAAGACGTTTTGCCTGACATGTATATGATGGCGTATCGTATGCTGCCAGAAAAACAGCAACAAGACATCTTCGATGCTGCACAAGTTAGCTACGCACAGTCAAACACGAGACCAGACGCAACTTTAGATTTATTTATCACTCGCGCTATGCGCCAGACAAACTCTGGGGTGAAACCAGACATCGGCAAGACGGACACTGTTGACGACAGGCTAAAGACTTTGCTGAAAAGGCAATACGAAGACAGCTCGCAAAATCAAGCGTTGGGAGGCACGTTTACTTATGACCCGCCCAAGTTTGCCGTTGCTGACGTAGAGAATGGCTTAAAAGAAATAGGCCAGATAGTCTTTGATCTTACGCACGACATACTTGCGTTCCCCAAAGACACTATAGCCTTCAAGAGAGATTACGACGAAGCGAACAAGTATTTTAATAGCGGCGAAGCCATATTCTTGCTGTCGCCCACTAAAGAAGAAGTTGCCATAGCTCGGACCCCTGTTTTGATGGCGACCAAAGCAGTAAGTCCAAATGTAATATCTCCCATCATTGCCCCTCGCTATGGTCGTGAGCTAGTGACGTCTATGTCTGAAAAAATGCAAGCAACTGTTCGCACTTTTTTAGGCTCTAGTCTCTTTACGGATATAGGCGAACACCTTCGCTTCAACAAATCCCCTAACACTAACGTTGAAGGGATTACTAGAACGACTGATGGGCCATATGGTGATGGCGTTTATATGTCTAGGGCAACAGAAGCTGATGCTGAGTTTGACGCTGAAGACTTTATGCAGCAAACCGAAAGCGTCTTACGGTCATCATCTTTGTCAGACATTGAAATAGATGGCGGTATGCTTTCGGCTGAACACATTGTGTATTACCGCGAAAGTATTCTTGATCTTTTGAATAGAAGCCAAGATCAAAATGGCGTCGTCAATCATGAGCTTAAAAGATTGCTCACTCTTCAAGACAGGCATTGGCGTCATTTGAATAGTCTCGACAGTTCATTGGTTCAGCCAAAAGTTACACCAGTGTTTGCAAAAATGTCCTCGCCGTTTGATCTGACTAGCCAGTCTGTCTACTCGTTTAGTAACGACGCTCAAGATAACATTGCGTATTTAATTGGCCGCATGGTTCAAGCAAAACTTTTGAACTTTAATGCTGTTGAGGAACTAATGGACACTGCTTCTAGCACGTTCTCAGGAGCAGCACTGCATCGTACCTTGACTGGCGATGCAGGGCTTATGGTGAAGCACGGCACAGCGCAGAACGGACTGAAAGCACGCCAAAACTTTAATAAGTTTATGCAAGGCCAAGGGTATGACGCTCTTGAAACAGACATAGGTGATGTTGTGTTTGCTTCTTCGGCGGTTCGTAAAGCTGAAGGTGGCTTTACCCCCGTCGATGCTAGTTACTCTTCTAACCCGACTAGAAATTTTGAGCGCAAAATGGGTGGCTCGTTAGCAGAAGAAATGGCCGTATTAAATGGCGAAGTTCCACCGGGATACTTTGCCAACTTAGTTAATGAAGGCCAGAAGCTTGAGCTGCCAGCACAGCTTGTACCGACGCTCGGCAAAATATTTAAAAAGCAAGACTTAACCGAACAAGACCAACAAAAAGTAAGTAAACTTTCTTCGGTTGTGAATTTCTTTTCTGAGAACGCTGCTCATTTCCGCAACGTCGGCGCAAACTGGTATGCAGATAAAATAAAACCTGAGAACGGCAGCGGGTTTTATGAACAGCACGACGTAGAACTGCACAACACAATCAATGAAACTTTCCGCAAGCTCAATAAACTACCAGACGCTGGTGGTCGGTTGTCGCAATGGGCAAACCGAAACCGTGGCTTGTTGCTCAAAGATGTAAAGCAGCCTGCAAGCCACAAAAGAATTATTAGCGCACTGCGTCGTGGTCGTGGAGCAGTCCAACAGTTAAGCGAGGCCGAACGAGAAGTTGCCAGTGAGATTGGCAGGCTGTTTGAAGCGGAGCTTGGCAAGATGCGTGCGCTTGGCATCAACGTTGGAGACGCACGCAAGTTAGGAAACGACTTCTACATTCCTCAAGTCTGGGACGTAGACGAACTGCTGGCTAATCCTAATAGATTTAAGCAGGCACTTACAAATTACTTTAGGCGCGAGCAAGACAAGCCTGATTATCAAGGTCAGAAACGTCACTCAATGAGCGAGCTAGAAGAAAAAGCTAGTAACGTCCACTATCGCCTAACAAAAGGACACGACCCATCCGTAGATACGCATGTTCAAAAAGCGTTGGGTAACATATTTGCACCTCGTGTCTTGATGCTAGAACCCGGCGACATGCCAGAGATGGACAACTTTTTAGTCACCGACTTGCAAGGCATCATGTCTAAATATTTTGACCGCACAATAAGAAAGCGCCTTCTTACAGAAAGGTTTGGATTAAACGGGCATGGCTTTGACACGTACTTAGACGTGGCTCGTGGTGCAACAATGGGTGGTCAAGGCAACGGCATTGACCGCGCAGTAGAAATTTTAAGATCGCAAAAACATACATCAGCTTACGGTGGCTCTAAGGAAGGACCGCTGCAAGTGGACGACGTTAAAATTCCAAGGGTTGTTGGTCGTGGCGACGAAATAAAAAACTTGCTGATGAATGTAAAAGAGCAATTAGGTGACACGCCCGAAAGCCGCAAGAAGAACAAGCACCGTGCGAAGGCCATGCTTATCAATGCAGTGGAGACTAGCGACAGAGACAACGCAAATTACAACATTCGCGTCGATGCAATCATAAACGCTATGATAGATTTCCCAGCAAACAATCGCATCAGCAATTCTAACGAAAGCAAAATGCGTGACATGATGAACGTGCTTAACAAGCGTTCGATAGACGGCGGTGATGGAACCGAGTTGCGTTACGTCGTGAGCCGCAACATGAAAGCCTTTAACTCAGTGTCATTGCTTGGTTTCACAACGCTAACGTCTATGCCTGACATGGTGTTATCGCTTATTCGCAGTGGCGATATGAAAGCGTTCTACAAAGCGTGGAGAGGCTATACAAAGTTCGATCCTTCGTACCGCGAAGCTGCGCGTAATATTGGCGTTGGCATCGAAAACCTTATGCACGACAGAGCGGTACAACATTCTGGCGCTGGTAATCAAAAGTTTACAAACTCCTTCTTTAACCTGACTGGCTTGACTGCATGGACAAATATGAACCGTGAAGTAAGCGCGATGGTAGGCTTTGAAAGTTTCAAGACTGAAATAAACAGGGCCATTAAGATGCGTGCCGAAGGTCAGGCTGGAAGTCGTGCTTACCAAACTTCTGTTCGCTACCTTACGAGGTACGGTTTGACAGGCGACGGGGTAGGTTACGACTTTTTAAAGCACGGCGCTAAACGTTTGGACGAACTTCCACCGGGGGAAGAGGGCATCAAACAGCAAGTGCAAATGGCTATGCTGCGTTTTACAAACGAAAGCGTATTCATGCCCAACCCGAATGATACTCCGCTGTGGGCGCAGAACCCTTGGCAATCAATGTTATGGCAGCTCAAATCATTCCCTTTAATGATGGCTAGACTAAGCGGCTACGTTCTTAAAGAAGCAAAGAACGGCAACTTTAAGCCCATGATTTATTTATCCACTGCTGGGGTAGGCATGGGCGCTGCTTCGGTAATGGTAAAAGACGTGGCGCAGATGCGAGGCGGCGAAGACGAACGATCAATGGCTTTGCGAGAGCGTAAAATCTCTGGCACGAACGGCTTAATGTTATGGTCTATTGCTCAGTCTCTTGGCGCTAGAGAAGACGACGACGTAGATAAGTTTTTGGGTCTGTACTTTGAGGGTCTTTTAGCTGTTGGTGGCCTCGGCCTGTTTGCAGAGATGATCTACAATTCGGCAGCACAACTAGATAATGGTGCATATGGTACAGTTCGCATTGCCTCTAGTATCTTTGGCCCAGCGGTAGGTACAGGCGTAGCAGTCAAAGACGTAGCAACAGGTGTTCAAGACTTTATCACAGGAGACGGTGAGAACACTGGCAAACGACGTGCAATGTTACGCTCTATCGCAATGCGAGTGCCAATCCTTGGAGGTGTCAGCTCTGTCCGTGAAGGCTTTGCAGACTTAGGTGGTGAACCAAATACAGGTGGCTCCAAAAGTTCAAGCGATTTTAACAGCTCTTTGTTTGGAGGAACCTTTGACTAATGTTCCTTCTTTCAACGGCCTTAATTGCTGGGTTAGCGAACCCAGAGTATGTGACGTGCCAACTGGCACGACGCACAAAAATTTCGGGCGAGATGGTGTGCATCTATCTCGGCCCAAATCGAACGACGGCGTATCACTACCCGTCGTTCAGCTACACGGAATGTCCCAAGTCGTTTCAGTGTCGTTACTCGCCCAACACCAAGCGCCGTCCAACGGTCAAAGAGATCATGGAAGGTTTAAAAGAAGGATTTGAAGAATGACGCTCACGTTTGAAAAGATTTTAGAGTTCAAGTTGCTGCCAAGATTGATGATGCTGGTTATGACCATCATGTATATCCGCGTGCTGGAATGGGGAATGGCCCTCGACGACTTGTCGACGCAACAATCTGCAATGATTTCAATATGTTCTGGCTCCATGACTGGAGCTTTCGCTGTTTGGTTGGGGTCGGAGAAATGATACAAGCACTTATAGGACCGCTCGCTAGTCTTGCTGGCACATGGCTTCAAGGCAAAGTGGAGACTAAGGCGGCAGAGACGAAGATGAAAGTGACACAGGCAGAAGCCAAAAGCCAAATACTTATGTCGCAGGCCCAGTCGGAAGCGAACTGGGAAAAAATCATGGCCGAAGGTTCCAAGTCGTCGTGGAAGGATGAGTATATTACAATCCTGATGAGCCTTCCCATAATTGTGTGCTTCACTGGTGAGACTGGCAGGGACATAGTCTTCGACGGCTTCGCCGCATTGGAGCAAGCCCCCGATTGGTTCATCTATAGTTGGGGATGCGTAGTCGCAGCCAGCTTCGGCATACGTGGCGCGACGCAATACTTTGGTAATCGCAAATGAAGAAAAAAATCCACGTCAACATGCACATTATTCGGGCCAACTCTAAGCAGTCAGAGCAGCAACCGCCTTTAACTGTGAAGACTTACAAGGCTAACACCAAAGCCTACGAAGTAGAAATAGGTGGGCCAAGTAAAGTCGTCTACTCACCCGACAAACCACTGTCGTGCGGGGCAAAAGTCTGGATTGAAACAGACGCAGACGTTGTCTGTGACGGCGAGGTGGTATGAAAAATGTCTTGGCTTTCCCAACGCTTACAGAAATTGACAGGCAATTTGTCGAGCTTGAAAAACAGCGCGAAGAAATTGAACGACAAAAAAAACTTATCAAGGACCAAGCCGATGAGAGATATAAACGAAATCATAATCCACTGCACCGCAACACGTAAGTCGTGGTACGAAGACAAGCCAGTCGAGGACGCAGTCAAAGAGCTTACTCGCTGGCACGTCGAAGACAACGGGTGGTCAACATGCGGTTACCATTTTGCCGTAAATCGCAAAGGCGAAGTCGGTGCAGCCAGACCTGTTGAGCGCAGCGGAGCGCATTGTCGTGGCAGGAATAAAAACTCTATTGGGGTCACACTGCTTGGTGGGCGCGGCGGTACGGCTGACGACGAGTTCTTAGCAAACTATACCTATGAGCAAGACATCGCGCTGCGTGATCTGATCGCAGACTTGAAGGAAGCACACCCAAAAATTTCAAAAATTTCTGGACACAATGAGTGGTCGAACAAAGCATGTCCCTGCTTTGACGTCTCAGAATGGCTAATAGGAAAATAAGATGACGGATAAACAACCTAAAAAAGATAAACAACCAAAAAGAAGTTTGGGGGGCGTTCACAGTCTTGGCTCTCATTTGCCACCAATTCCCGACAAAGGGGTGACTAAGGAAGTGTCGCATAGAAGAACGACTAACGAACCAATTCCCTCGACGATCAGCAAAGAAGCGGCAGACATTATTCGCAGGGTACAAAAGAGAACCCGTGAACGGGAAAAAACCAAAGGCTAAGTCGTGGAACCTATATCAGTCGCAGTCGCAGCGTTCGCTGCGATTAAGTCTGGTGTGAAGCTGGGCAAGGATGCCCATTCGATGATGGGCGACATCGGAAAAATGTGGGGTGCGATTGATGAAGTTCGTGACGGCCACAAAAAAAAGAAGAAGCGGTCTGGCAAGTCTGTCAATGAAGAGGCGCTTGAAACTTACGCAGCTCAGCAGAAATGCAACGACCTAGAAATTGAATTAAAGAAAGCTGTGATTGCCAGCCGAGGTTTCTATGCGTGGGATGCTTTGCTGAAAGTGCGGGGCGAAATCAAGAAGAAAAGAATAGCAGAAGAAAAACGACGGCAAGAAGAACTGCAACACAAAATTGAAATGGCATGTGCTGTCGCTCTCTTCGTCATCCTAGTCGTGTGTATGTTTACGGGCGTGTGGTTGTGGCTGGGCTAGAAAGTCCAACGCTTTATGCAGAGAATTATCGCCGGGGTTTTTGATAACCATGTCCACCTCATAGTCAAGCTGCTCTGAGCTATGGGTTGCGGCGGTTCCTGTCGAGTGGTGCGACGGTGGTAACACTTGAACTACCATCCCGCCCATCCTCTGGACCCTCTCCGCTTCGTTGCGAAATCGACAATCGTCTGTCACGACTGGCTGGGTCAGAAGCAACTGCTTTGCGCGGTGCGCCCACACGTTGCCCCATAAGTTTTCGCTGATTAGGTCGCGTCCCCATTCCGTTCCAAGTGTCTGCATCGCCCATCTCGGTGTCTTCCCTGCCAGTATATCACACGGCTGCTCCTTTAGAGCGCCCTCTAAATGCTCGTCCGTTAGTCCCATCTGCTTTAGCATCATCTTCAATGGTCCAGCGAACTTGATCTTAGTATAGCCGTAATGTGAGCATAAGTAATCCGCACACACAGATTTTCCGCTGCCTATCGGCCCGACAAAAGCTACTAATCTATTCACAATCAATCACCTCTTTCCTCAGATTGGCAATGTCTTTGCGAATATACTTGAGCTTGTCGTAGGCTTTACGTCTGTCAGACAGGCTTGCCTCGACGTCAGTCTGGTCAGGTCTATCGTCACCCCATTCGATCATCCATTCTAAGTCTGCGATGCGTGTCACCACGCTCTGTTCCAGACACTCAAGATCAACGATCAGCTTCTTTTTGTTTTTATTTTTCATGCTGGCCTCGGTTCAAATTTTATCCAGTCAGTACACGTCATGGCATCACAAATCTGACAGTGAAGCACGCCGTCGTAATCTGCATGACTATGTCCACACGTCCGTACAGATTTCTCGGTTGGCTCAGTTCCATTCCAACAGGCGTCACGCTTGAAGCAACCTTTGCAACGCCAGTCGCTCTCGTCTGTCGCCACACGCTGCACTCGGTTGTTCAGCACGTCTTCGATTTTAGTCGTGAGGTAAGCCCAACGAAAGTCATCGAAGTCTACATACTCATGGTGGTATGCGCTGTTGTTTTTATTGTAGGCTACCAAAACAAATCGTTGGATGCCCGATAACCCCATCATACACTGCATTTGGTCGTAGTAGTTCGGGTGCGATCCCTTCACGCCTTTCCTAACAAAGTCATTGTGTTTGTTCATGTTCATGCTTTTAATCTCAACGCCGATTAGAGAGCCATTTACCTCAATCAAACCGTCAGCATTTCCCATGACCAAACCACCGTATCCTGTCCAACGCCACTGCTGAGAAGTAAGGGGATCAGTTTCCATAACGTGAAGTCCTGCCCTACGCATGTCGCGCACGACTTCTCGTTCTATCTTGTGACCGTCACGAAAAATTCTTTTAAGTCGTTCATCTGGTTCTGTGTCAGGGTATCCCCGATAAGAAAAAGCAATAGAAGCTAAGCATTGCTGGCCAATACCAGACGCGCCGATGTATTGGCGAGGACTGTCCCGACTTTCATTAAGCCACGAATTAGTAATCAACTCAGTTATGTTTGGACATTTGTCCATTTGCTTTGTCCATTTGTCCAACCCAAAAAAGGGGGTGAGCTACCAAAGTTCGGGCGCGGCAACCATCTAGGTTGGGCATACCCACAGGCTCTCACCCCCAGTTCGATGACCCCTTCCAAGTCAAAAAGGAATGTCATCATCAACTGGCTCAGGCTGGGAGGAAGAAGCCAAACCAGAAGATTTCGGTTGTGTAAAACCAGAGGGGTCTAAGAAGCCCTTAACCCTAGAGCCAGTCCGTTCCTCGCCGTCTTTTGTGTAAGTTTCAGACACGACAAGCACGCCAGTTTTTAATCCGTTAATGCTGGCGACGCCGTGTTTACCAATGTTGTCGGGGTCTGCGTGACCCCCATATGTCAGCAATGATTTAAGCTGCTCACGACCAATGCGAGTGGCCTGTTCGCTCTTCGGGATATAAACATTAAGGTAAGCCTTGATACTGCCCATGTTGTTGTCGTCATGCAGTTCAATCTCAATGTATTTACCCCCCGACTTAGTGTCACTGAGCGTAGCGTTTCTAGCAGTACACAGGTAGCGTCCAGCCCGTAGTATAGAGGAAGCATTAGACGCTTGGACGCCGCTCAAATTTAATTTGTCGAATGAAAAACTCATGCTGTTTCCTTAGTTTTTATTTTTTTAAAATCTGCGTCTGACATGGCCATTTTCTTGAACAAGTCCACGACGTTCCCTGTCGTCTCAACGGGAGCAAGACGCCGCTTCTCGTCACGAACCTTGCCCTTCCAACCTTTGACGTCGTCCGTAATGATATAGCGAATGACTTGGTTGTTGCCTTGTTCGCCAGTCGTGGCACGCACGCCAGCAAATACGTTGTCAAAAATCCCCGGCAACGCTTGCTGTACTGCCTTGCCATCAAGAAACGGCCAGTGTTCTGTGTTGCCGTTTTCGTCTTGGCTCTCCTTTGCGAGAGCGGTGACTAAAAAGTGCAGCGGCATGTCACGGATTGCTTTGCAAGCACCGATTAGATTGGCGCTGTGCTTTGCCCACGCCTCAAAGCCGTTGGCGTTTTTCTTGCCTTGGCGCTGCGCCTCTTCTTCTGCGTGCTGCTGTGCAGCCTTGAGTGAGTGGCTGGACAGTTCCGTAAGACTGTCTATCCCCACCCATTTATAACCCTGCGACTTAAAACTAGGGGTCTTCATCCATCGGAAAATATCTACAAATGAGTAGTCACCAGACGTCGAATCCGACTTACCATTCCACGAATTGAACGGTAAGAAATCTATGTTGGCTGATCGAATTGACGACAAGCCACTTTCCCCAGAGATGATAAAGCCCTTGCCGTAAAAATCCTGCAAGTGTCTGAATTGAGTTGTCTTTCCCCAGCCATGCGGGGCAAAGAATAACGACTTCTGAAAGCTAGTCGTCTCGTCTTTTGTATTTTGTGGGCTAAACATTTTCCACCTCAATCACCTTAACTTTCGCCGGGCCGGGTGTTCTTGTGAGCGCAGGAAGTAACTGCTTTTTTTCGGCTTCCTCTAAGTTCTGGAATAACCGCTTGTTCACGGTGAGCTTTTTCTTGACGTGATCGGGCAGAGTGTCGGAAGTCATAAACAAGTCTTCCAAATACTCAGCGTCCCAAGTCCAACGCTCGGTGCGGCTGCACGTTACTGTCATTCCAGACACATCAATCGCCTGTTCACCAGACATAATGGGGAACTCTGCTGCTATTGTTTCAAGCAGGCTTGCGTGCATCTCTTGTAATTTTTCCAAGCGGTCAGCGACAGACTTAAATTCTTTCACTGCCGTCACCAGCGCTGGGCTGGCGTTGTTAATTGCCCCTCTCTCAGGGGCTGTATCCCAATCGGACATTGTATCTCCTAACGGTTGATGTAACTCAGTCGTTTTATCTCAGGATATGTCAGGATACAAGTTAGATGTATAAATTTTGTCTCACTAACGTCACAGGATGTATAGACGACAGGTGCTTGAGCCACTACTGACAAATAAACAAATGGAGAAAATCATGGCAATAAAATTTAACGCTCGTCGGTTGGTCGATGACTGTGGCGGCGTCAATAACGTGGCAAGTCTTCTCGGTAACACGAGAACCTCACCTTATCGGGCCATGAGGACGGGCTACTTTGGCACGCCGACCATCGCACGACTTCTTGAACACTACCCTAACCTCAACATCAACGAATATTTCGAGGACGCAAATAATGACAGGCAAGCTACTGACTGACCATGATTTAGATAAACACAAGAGCCGAACGTACACGGCTGCACTTGAAGCGATTGATCGTGGCTGGAATATTATGCCGCTATCGCTGTCGTCCAAGACCCCACTCGTGGGATGGATCGACTGGCAGACGAACCCTGTGACTGAAGACATGGTAGACGATTGGTTTACTGAGGGGGTCAAGACAAAGTCGGGTCACATTGTAAAGTATTTTAACATCGGTTTGATTACTGGTGAGCTGAGTGGTGTCGTCGCTGTTGATTGCGACAACGAAGACGCCATTAAGTTTGCTGAGAAGAACGCTATGACGTCGCCGTACAAAGTCGTCACAAAGAAAGGCGCACACTTTTACTTCAAGCATCCACGACAAGGCACGAGGTTTGCCAATAAGGTCGGCGGCGTTGGCCGAGACTGGCCACAAGTTGAAGGCCTAGACTTCCGAGGCGATGGTGGGTTTGTCGTCATGCCGCCGTCGATCAAAGTAAAAGATGAAATCGTTGAGCATGAGTACCGCTTTCAAACAACCGCTGACTGGGACGACTTAGAGCTTCACCCTTGGAAGGGCGTTGCGTCTGAAGCTGGCGATGAATTTTCTTTCGGGTCACTCGACTTGTCAGGTGTAGGCTTACACAACCCCGAAGAATTTGTGAGCATATGGGACCAGACGAAGGTACGTGTCGCACACTTGGGCCGCAAGCTCCAAGACGGCGACGGAACAGACGCACTTATGGTTCGTTACGTCGGACAGAAGATAAGACAGGGTATCATTGGTGATGATTGCCTCAAGGCTGCACTCGATTTTAACAACGAGTTTTTCAACACGACTGGGTATGACGCAGAGCAGACAAAGCGCTGGCTAGAAACTAAAATTCGTAGCGCAACAGACATGGATCGACGCAACTACCCCAGCGACTATGATGAAGACGGATACCGAATTGTCCACGAGAAGAAGCAGTTACGTCTGGGTAGGCTCAAGCCAATACTGGGCGGGGACATTGACCGACTGATCGACAGTATAGGTGAGACAGAATACTGGGCTGATCCGCTGATCCCTGCTGCTACGATTACGCAAGTCGTGGGATACAACGGTCACGGAAAGAGTTTCTTTCTGCAAGCACTGCTCACGTCAATGGCTGCTGGCAAAGAACAGTTCGGTCCATACGAGACACGACCAGCCAAGATTTTATATCTCGACTACGACAATCCAAGCCGCACCATACTGTATCGGTTTAAGAATTTTATGAAAATGTTTGGTGAGACTAGCGACAAGTTTAACATGTGGTCGCCTAGTCTTATCAACGCAGAAGATGGCGGCGAGATGATCCTGTCCACCGAGGCAGGGTTTGGCCTACTGGGTGAATGGCTCGACGCAATCAAGCCCAACATCGTGGTCATCGACACCGTGAGAAACGCTTTCGGTGGGTTAGAGGAAGCGTCAGCATCCGAGTGGTTCAAAGTAAACTTCGTCGCTAAGTCGATCAGGAATAAATACGGCGCGTCTGTCGTCTTGGTTCACCACCGCAACAAGCCGGGGGAAAGTGGGCTTGGTCGTGAGGCTGGCAGCACGGCGCAGCTTACCGACATTGATACACAGGTAATGGTGACACAGGTTTTCCAGCGCAAGGGTGACGCGAAGTCGAAGGCTGGCCTGTTCGATGGTGAGATTGATTTGTACGACAGCAAGGGTAAGGAGTGGACCCCGTTCGGGTTTCTTGAGCAACGACTAAAACCTGACAGTCGCTTACGCATGGTGTCTCAAATAAGTTTCGGCAAGGTTCGGCAGACGACAGAGCTACACGAGACGCATTACGTTGGCTGGGCTGAGAGCTTGCTTGACGGCTCACAGTACGTCGTGTCCACCGCATCCATGAAACAAAAAGCTGCTTACTATTCTGGGAAAGGTATGTCGGTTGAGGACATAAGCCGCACGCTAAGTCTGCCTGTCTACGAAGTTGGGAGATGGGTGTGAAACCTAATAGTTCTATAAGTTCTAGTAGTCTAGTACGGGGACACAGTGCCGAAAGGCAACTGTGTTTGTTTGAACGATTAGAACTATTAGTACCTTGCGACGCTCACGCGATTATACACACTGACGAGGCTCATTCGTCAATCCAAGTTTATCTCACTTACGAAAGTTCAAACCCAACGCCCCCCTTGTCGGGGGCGTTTCCCGCATTGGAGACAAAGAAAATGCGAAGTGTCCGAGCCACCCTGACTAAGGGTGAGCGAGACCTTCTGGAATACATGCTCGACCACGACTACTCTTACCGTGCAATGGCCCGACGTTTCGGCTGCTGCTCTGATACCATAAAGCGCATCTTGATCCGAGAAGGTCTTGCTGAATTTCATGGTGCGAAATACGCGATCACCTCAAACAAAACTGAAGTCGATAACTGGGAGAGGCCTTGCATAAAGTGCAAGTCCACCAGCCCACGACCAAGGTGGCAATACGTCTGTAACAAATGCAAATCGCCAGAACTTATGAGCATCCCCGACGATTGGCAATTCAAATAGGAGAGCAGACGTGAGCAAGCAGAAAAGAAAAGGCGACGGCTACGAGCGAGAGCTTGCGAAGTGGCTAGACCGACGATTGTTTGGTGGCGAAGGCAAGATCACACGCGCACCTCTATCGGGAGGCGGGTCATACATCACGGGCGGTGGTCGCGCAGACTTAATTGGAACGCCAGACTTGTGGATTGAAGCGAAGCGCACAGAAAAATTCCAACCCTACCAAGCGATGCAGCAAGCCGAGACAGGCATACACAAGTCTGACACACCTGAGATGCCTGTCGTAGTCCAGCGTCGAAACAATATGAAAACCCAAGACAGCTTAGTCGTGATGCGCCTTAACGACTTCGCCTTTATCTACGAGGGATACCTTATGCAATACGGCTGG